CCAGCGGCACGCGGCTGCCTTGTCACGAGCCCAGCTCTCCTCAACCGTGTCGAATGCGTCAGCCAAGGCCAGGTCCACGAGCTGCATTGACCGCAAGGAGTGCAGGATGTTGAAGTTAGTGTAATCGTTGCTCACCCTCCACACCGATGGACCCGCGTCAAAGTTGACCCACTCGGCTACATCGGCTGGAGTCTGCTGGAGCACCATACCCTCGTGTTTAGTGGATCCCTCGACGTGGTGAGAGGCATAGCCGGCCACAAAAGCTGCCAAGTCGTCCAGTGCCAAAAGTGCTCGCTTTTTTAGGCCGGGCTCAGGCTTCGTCGACCCGCGGGCGATAGCAGCTGGAGGGTCTTTGAGTGCTGCAACCAGGGCGTCCTTGGTTAAGTGCTCCATGGCTATTGGCTTGATGGGCCGTAGCTGCAGGTCGAACTGGGGGACAGCCGCCTCCTTGAGCTGCCGCTTGAGGCTGCCGCCCATGGACGTAGTGCCACGAGGTGACTCCCACCACCGCCTTTCAAAGAACTCGTCGAACGATCCTCCAGTGGTGCGGAGTTTCCTCACCACCAAGGACGCCACCTCGGCCAATGTAGCTTCCCGTATAGCCTGGTACCCCTCCACGCTCACTACACCATTGCGGTACCCCCTCTTGGGAGTAGTGTCCCTTGTCCGCTCACTTAACTCCTTCTCCCAGTCCGCATCATCACTGGTCCGGCCAGCCAGGGACACCAGCCGGCGCATGCGGAACGCATGCCGGAGTTCTTGTGGCCCAGCACCAAACACCTGCCCAAGCCTACGGCACTCACTAGCAAATGGCTTCACCACGTCTGGCCACTGGTGCAGGGGCACGGTGTGCAGCGGGAGCCTATTACACACGTACTGCCCTGTCTCGGTCGTCAACCAGATGCACAATGCTGCCACAGCGTATTCCAACTCACCAATTTGTGCGTGGAGCGCCTCCCTGACCAGTGCGCTGCTGGTCAGCCCGGCGTCATACACGGACACGCATGACACTTTCATCATGTCACTGTACTGCTTTGGTGGACGTTCGAAGGCGCCTTGCAGGTCAATTCGCTCGATGGGCCCCGAGTCCCGTGGTCGTGCAGCGGCTGTAATGGGGGCTGGGTCAGGGGCTAGGCGCAGCTCCACTGCATCTTCCACGGCCGTCACTCCACACACGCTGCTCCGCACGGATGCTTGACAGCATGCTGGGAGTGCGGCCGTGAGCTCCTCTAGACGGAGGAGTCTGGCGGGGGAAGAAATCCAACCGTGGATGGCTCCTCCGATTTCTGCTCCGGTGCTCCGCCCACATCCTCTACAGCGGCTGGCTGGCTCGCTGAGACGGGGCTGAATGTGGGCTCGCCAAAAT